CTCTTCCGATCTCCGCAGGAGGGTCCGATCGGAGACTAAGCGCTCCCAGGCATCGAGGACCAGGATCTCGGCCGCCCACCCCGCGATGCTCCCGGGCGCAGCACAGGGGCCGAGCCTCCGCTGCCAGACCTTGCAGATGTAGGACAACTCGCTGGCGCGACGGTCGCCTTGCATGGAGCTCCCACACCGGCGGCTGACGATCGGGCCCCCGCAGCCGGCGCAGCGCATGAGCCCGGTCAGCAGATACTTCGCCTGGTAGGGCCTTCCCGTGCGGCGCGCCTCGATCGCCGGCTGGGCGGCCTGCCACTCCTGCCAGGTCACGATGGGCGGCCAAGCGCCGTCGATGATCTGGCCTTTGGAATTCTTCATCTTGCCGGCGTAGGTTAGGTTGCGGCGCATCCGGTGGAGGGTGTACTCGGAGATGACGAGGCCCTTGGCCCGGTAGTTCGCATGGAGGGTCCGCCCTCCGAACTCCGAGGCGAAGACCTCCCGGACGATCCGGTCTCGGCCCTTGATGATGGCCAGGGTGCCAGCCTCCTTGTCGTAGCGGTAGCCCCAGGGGGCGCGGCCGCCGAGCCACTTGCCGGCGTCCTTCGCCTCTGCCCGGCCGCGGGCGCACCGTTCCAGGAGCTTCCGCTTCTCGCGCTTCCCAAGGATCCCGCGGAGGTCTGACTCGAAGTCGTCCTCAGCCTTGGCCAGGTCGAAGGTCCGCTCGGGGGTGGCGATCAGGACGCCGGCACGTCGGCACGCGCCGGTGATCGTGGCGAGGTCGATGAGATCCGAGGCGCGGCAGAGGCGCTCCCATTCGATGACCAGGATGACATCCACGCGGCCGCCGGCGACGTCGGCCAGCAGTCGGCGCATGACGGGTCTATCGGCGATCGTCTCGCCTGATGCAGCGCCCTCGTCGTAGACGGTACTCGACCACCCCTGCTTATTCGCATGCTCGGCGAGGATCTTCCGCTGGGCGCCGAGGCTCCACTTCTCCGCCTGACGTTGCGAGGAGACACGGGCGTAGATGGCGGCGCGCATGCCGGACACCCTCAGTCCTGCGAGCCCCACTTGGCTCGGAGTAGCTCCAAGTAGGTGCGCACGGCGGAGGTGTCCGCCGCTTCATTTGGCTGCAGCTCTATTCGCTCTGTGGCGTCTATCACCGCCCTGATCTCAACAGTTCTTCTTCCTTCGACCAGGTCCTCGAGCTGAAGAAGAAGGGAGCGCAGGGAGCGAGCTTGGTACTCTGGGAAGAGCGCGTGAAAGCTCCTCTCATCAGGCACTTCACTTAGACGGCCGTTATAGAACATGCTCAGATTGTCAGCAAATTCAAGGTTCAGGTGTCTGACGCGCTCCGCTATCTCTAGATCCAAGGTCCGAACCGCGGCATCACGTTCACGCCTCCTGAGGTTCTGGTCTTGACGATCGCTGTAGCACTCCGGACCGACCACAATCAAGACCGCCGAGATGAGGAGGATTGTGAGCGGGGCGTTCGCGATTCGAGCCAGTTGCCTCCTGCGCGTGTGCCCGAGGGCGGACCACCATAATGTCAGGGATCTAAGCACTCCCGCTCTCCGGAGGCGGATCCTGAACATTGTCATCATCGCTCCGGTCAATCGGAGCCGCGCGTTTGAGTGCTTTCCCCGAGGCCCTCCTCACCCGATCGCTGGCCTCCTTCGCCTGGTCGCCTTCGAGGACCTCACGCTTGAGGACCTCGGCCTTTAGGATCTCCTGCAGCTCGTCGGCCTCGAGGCGGACGCCGCCGCTCACGCGGCGGATCTCCCGGCGGAGCGCCTCGACGACGGGTTCGGACAACAGGGTGGCTGCGATCATGAACCGGCTGGTGGCCTGCTTCTGCTCATGGTAGGAGGCGATCGCGGACTTCGAGACGCCCTCCTTCGTGATCAGGTAGAGCTTGTCGACCAGGGCCGCCGGCCGAAGGGCGGTGTCGACGAGGTCGACCTCGAAGACCTCCTGCTGGTTGATGGGCTTCTCGTAGAGGACCTTGAAGACCTTCCAGATCGCACCGTTCGTGAGGATGACCCAGTCCACGCCCTCCTTCGTGGCGTAGTCCACCACCTGCCGTAGGTGGGTGTCCTTGAGGCTCAGCCCGATCGCCTTGACCTCGACGAAGATCTTCACCCTCCCGTCCACCTTGACGGCGAGATCGCAGAAGGTGTTGCGGACGCAGTACTCCCGGGTGACGTCCGTGAACCGATCCCACCCGAGGACATCCGCGAGAACCCCGGTCACGATGATCGAGGTGTCGGCTTCATTGACGTCCCTGAGTTTCGCTGACTCGATGATGCCGCGGTAGCGCTTCACCTCAGTCTTGATCCGAGTCTCGACCTTGGCGGGGATGGATGACATCTACGGCTCCTTTTCTCTAAGGGTTTCGCGCGGGGGGCACCTGGGGCACAGCGCCGGCCTGACGATGGATCGTCAGGAGCCGCATTCTGATGTCCGAGAGGATCTCCGCGATCTTGAAGGCGTCCCAGAATAGGTACCTGCAGAGCGCGCCCACCAGGATCGTCAGGACGACGAGTCCGGGCCAGCTGAAGGCCAAGTCCAAGCCTCGGAGCCACCAGCATGCGACGAGCGCGGCGGGACTAGCAATGCCCACGCTGATCTCGAACTTCATCAGGCGGACCCGGTGACGCACATAGCGATGGACAACCAAGTCGGCTGGGATGGCAGTGACCAGGTACTCGTACCACTCGTCCGTGTGGCCTTCCCTCGCAGTCTCGAGTCTCTTGTCATAGTTCTCGCTCTCTATCCACCCGCCAAAGCTCTCGACAAGGGCTCCGAGTCCAGAGGCGGCGAGTAGGAATCCTATTCCCAGAATCCACTCGTGGTCCCTCCAAGCACGTGAAAGTGAGACGTAGTGGTGGAGGACGAACACCCACGGCAAGAGAGCGATCGAGCCTGGTATGAGCCAGACGACGAAATGGTCATCCGTGAAGGCGGGGTTGAGGACGTCGTCGGTCTTCATCGGGGTTTGGCAAGGGCTTCCTTCGCCCTGGGCGAGTTCTCAGGAATCACGCCGGAACTCTTGCAGACTCCGCAGACCGTTGAGCGCGTCGTCAACCTCCAGATTGAGTAGATGAGCCCTGGGACGAGGAAGCAGAGCCAGAGGAGCAACTCGACTAGGAACGAACCTTTGGTGTGGCGCTTGGCTTCTGCCACGGAACCGCAGTTCGGACAGTACATATTCCACCTCTCTAGAATCGGGACTGTACTCTGAATCAGCATGATGGTGCTGCCTCAGAATCCGAATGGCGGCCCTGACGCACGGGAGCGGACATAGAAGAGAATTATGATTCCAGCGAGGAAGACATCCGCTGCGATGTCGGCCACGAAGCGGCCTATCCGCTGCTTCCGCCGCCTGACAAAACGCATTATGTTACTGATAGCACTAAGGGCAGAAATGATGATCATTGTGAAGAAAAAGTAGGTGAGGAATCTACGTCTCCCGACTGTCAAGACGAGATCACCATCGGGGGGCCTCCCCTTGCTTCTGGAAACCGCACGCTGACCCTCAATGGTCCCATCTAGAATGACTTCGGTCTTGGTGTCCCCAATGAAGACGAGTTGGATCACTCCACCATCGTTACCCTCCATGATGTTCCATGAGACCCCGACCTCTCCACCCTGAAAGTTGCTCTTGTCCAAACACAGCCTGGTGATATCGGGGCGCGTTTCCTTGCGGATCGTGGCATCGACAATTGGGACTGGCGGGCTCGTCCGAAGGACGACCGGTCGAAGGATCTGGTCCTTCCGAATCGAAGACCGGCCAGCGTTCCAGCATGCGACTTGTGCAGTCGTCACGTCGCCCTGGACGGGTCGACCATCCAACGTGATCGATAGTCTGGATGTCTGTCCACCCCGCACGACAACTGCCTTGACTGGATGGACCATATAGGTGAGCTCACGAGTGTTTGTGGACATGGAGTAGAAATAGATCGCGAGGGCTACGCCGCACAAGCTTGCTACGGCGCCGATCACGCCGACGAGTGGGTTCGAGAAAAAGCGGCGGAATGACTCGTGATCGGTGTGCTCGGAGCCAGGAGGCTCTGAGGGACCTTCGGGGGAGAGATCCGCCACGATTCGACGACGACCTGCAGCTGGATCTTGGTCATGAAGACTCCCACTCATACAGGGTTCTCCTCAGCGCTTGAAAATCGCAGCCACCTTGCGAGGGGGGAACATCAGCTCGTCGAGCGCGACCACCAACGGGGGATACAGGGGGTTCGCGGACACTAGCACGAAGTGACCATCGTGCCGACTCAGGAGCTTCAGGAACACCTCGCCCGACTTGAGCTTCACCAGCACGATGTCGTGGGGGGACGGCTCCTGGTCGTGGATGAGGACGACCAGATCGCCGGCCTGGATAACCGGGCTCATCGAATCGCCGACCACGCGCACCGCGTAGGCGCGGCGATCGCGGACGTTCACGGGCCGATCGATCCACTCATCGCTGGCGCCCGGCGGGTATCCCTGGTCGGTGTACTCGAGGCCGTCGCCGGCGGAGGCCCAGGAGATGACTGGAATCGGCTTCGCCCCAGTCGGGGTCCGATCGGAAACGTAGAAGGCCCCGGGGGATGGGGCCATTACGCCGGGGACTCTGCGAGGGGGAATGGGTTCAAGTGGTAGCTCCCCGCCAGTCAATTCAGAGAGTGAAATCCCCAGACCTGACGCCAGCTTCCGGAGCGTGTCGAGCGTCGGATTCGCGCCGTTCTCGATGTCGTGAATCCGCCGGATGCTGATGCCCGATTTGCGCGCCAGCTCTTCCTGACTCAGGCGTGCTGAGTGCCGCAGAATGTATAGCCGTTCAGCTAGCACGGGCCCCCCCGATAAGTCCCCCATGCGCGGCAGGTTAGCAGAAAAGAGCATGAGTTATGCGGAGAAATGAAAAAACATGTTGACGATAGGCAGTAGAATGCCGATTATCCGCGCATGGCACGAGGATATGAGCCGGGACAACGGCAACAAAATGCAGATTTAAGGCGTCACCCGCACCTCCCAACAAGCGAACGCCTTCGAGACGAGAGCTTCGCGCCGGTTCTCCGGCCGATTCTCGATGCGCTGGGGCTAACCCCGGACCAGTTCGGGCAGTCGATTGGGGTCTCCGGTCAGGCTGTGCGGACTTGGCTCCGGGGGAAGACCTCTCCCAGCTGGCGGACGCTGCGGGCGATCGTCGATGTCTACGGCGTCGCCCCCGAAAAGCTCCTTCCGGTGAGGAAGGCCGCGTGACTGCCGCCCTGGCCCGCGAGCGCAAGTGCGACCTCGAAGCGTGGGCGAGCGCCGCGGAGACCCTCGGCAACGACCCGGATCCCCTGGTGAAGGCATTCGCGTGTCTCGGGCTGATCGCCAAGGCGGAGCTCGACAGACGCGACACGGAGCGCAGAGCGAAAGCTGAGCGCGCGTCCACGGCGGCGGGGCGGGCTTCGGAACCCTCCTTTCCCGCTCCGTCGCTGGTGGCGCAAGGGAGCTGAGCATGCAGAGCTGGACCGAATCTCACGACCTTGAGAACGAGGTGCATTTCGACGAGCTGCTCGCCCGCGGTGCTCGCGCGATCGCGCGGTGGATCCGGGACGAGATGGGGATCCGGGTGCGTTGGGGATTCTGCTTACAGGTGGCGGCCGTGGTCTTCATCGCCGTCTTCCTGCTGTGGCTGGGCGAGGCGCTGCCCGCGGCGGTGGCGCGCGTTGGATAAGAGAGATTCGCGGTCCCGTGGGTGAGATGGCGAAGCTGGAGATGGGGGAAGTCTCAGCGAGCACAGACTGCCGGACCGCGAACCGCCGGGGATGCAAAGGGGGGCGCTCGCTGCCAGACCGGCGGCTGGTGCGGGCGCAACGGACTCAGACAGGGGGGCAACGGTGTGCGTGACGCCTGGGCATGTCGTTTGCGTTGCCGTGGGCATCGCGATCGGCTGGTTCCTGTTTGGCGCGACCTGCACGCTGGCCGGAACCCGAACAAAGGAGAGTAGGGGATGTTCAAGTTCAGTTTGGGAGACACCGTGGTTCACAGGATCACCGGATTCAGGGGGGTCGTCATCGGTCGAACGGACTGGCTCGATGGGCTCAACACCTACGGGATTCAGTCGACCCTTCTCGACATGCAGAAGGGCACGCCGGCGGATCCGGCATGGTTCAACGAGGGCGCGCTCGACGCAGTCCCGGTTTCGGAGTAGCGGAGCGCAGCGAGACCAGACCGGCGTGGTCGGGGGAGAACACCATGAACGATGACCTCGGGGATCAAGTTGAACGCACAGTGCGCCAGAGGACGCAGATGGAGAACGAGGCGGGGGCGCTGCTCTCGGCTCTCGACGGGCACTGTGCGCGCCGCGCGGCACTGACCACGGCGACGCGGGATCTAGCGAACGAGACGATGCGGGTGATCGAGGGCTGGCGAGCGGCGGGGCTCCTGAACGCCGGCGACCAGGGCATGGTCGAGGGGGCGCCGGCTTGGACGGAGCAGTATCAGCTTTACCGGGTGGCCACGGCCAACCTCGGCAACGCCCGGGAGATGGTCGAGTTCTGCACTACCCATGTGGTGGACGCAGAGCGCCGCGCACATTGGTTGAAGGAAGAAGCCGCCGCTGAGCTCGAAGTCGTTCAGCGAGGGCTCGATCTCATCCACGCACTGACCACGCCAGAAGGCTTAGCGATCTGACGTGAGAGCCCTGGTCGTCGCGTTCCTGCTCACCGTGTTCGCTGGCGAGGCCTCCGCTCAGGAGTGCACGTTCACGATCGCCGTTCAGGCGCCCAAGTTCCCGGCGAAGCCGGGCACCTGCGAGCCCGACTCGACGCGCCCATGGGCGCTGCTCCACGACGTTGCCTACCTCGAGGTCTATGGCCGCGCGGACGGGGATTCGGTGGAGCGCCTCCTGCCGTCGTTCGTCGACTTCGATTCGACCGGGGCTGATTCGCTCTGGCACCCGATCCGGGTGACGCCGTGGCATTCGGTCGCCGAGTACCACTTTCGGACGGAGGCCGTGCTCTTCCAGGGCAGGTCACTGTGCGCGCCTCCGGAGAGCTACTACTACCCGCCGCTGGGCGAACGCGGCCTGCGTCGTGTATGCGCCGGGGGGGGCGATGTGTGGGTTCCGGCAGCCGGGGGACCGCCGCGGTGAACGGTGCCCGTCTCGATGTCCTCACACTTCCTCTGGTGGACTACTTGCGGGAGCGTCGTGAGGCGGAGCGGGCGCCGGCGAAGGGGCCGGAGTTGGCCGAGTACTTCGGGGTCTCGGAGCGAGTGATCCGGGAGGCCGTCGAGAGCGCACGGCGCTCGGGCGAGCTGATCGGATCCGGGGACACGGGCTACTTCTACGCGCTGGACGCAGACGAGATGGCGCCGGTGTTGGCGCATCTGCGCAGCCGCGCACTGGCGATTCTGAGAACGCGGTCGGCGATCCGGAGAGAACTCCGCCGCCGGCTGCTGAGAGAGATCCAGCTCGAGCTGGCCGACATCCGGCCGGGCGAGCAGATGCAGTTGAGGATCTGAAACACCGCCGGGGCATCGGGCCCCGCGGGGGAACTCAAAGGGGGGTGCATGTCTTCCACCACTGAAGCGCCGGAAACGACGGCCGGCCAAACCGGTCAGCGAAACGTCCCGATCGAGTTGCTCGTCGAGTCGCCGTTCAACCCGCGGCGTGACTTCGGCGATCTCAGCGACCTGGCCGACTCGATCCGGGAGCAGGGGATCCTGCAGCCGATCCTGGTGCGGCCGACGCGGGAAGGCCTCGAGGTCGTCTGCGGCCACCGCCGCGTGCGAGCGGCGCGCGCGCTCAGCCTTCTTGAGGTTCCCGCTGTCGTCCGCGAGATGACGGACCAGCAGGCGCGCGAGGCCCAGCTTGTCGAGAACTGCCAGCGCGAGGACATGCCTCCTATCGACGAGGCCGAGGCCTACCGCGTGCTCCTCGAGGAGCACGGGTTCCCGGTGGAGGAGATCGCCGCGAAGGTGGGGCGATCGAAGGCCTACGTCTATCAGCGGCTGCAGCTCGTCAACTTGGCGCCGATCGCGGCCGCTGCGCTCAAGGAGGGGAAGCTCACACTCGGGGGGGCGATCCTCCTGGCTCGCGTCTCGGACCCGAAAATCCAGAACGAGGTGATCAAGCGAGAGTGCGCGCGCGCCACGGCCGGCGCCCCCGCAGTGGCTGACGAGATCCGTGACTGGATGGAGCGCAATCTCCATCATCTGAGCGCCGCTCCGTTCAAGCCCTCCGACGTCGAACTCGTCCCCGCCGCGGGCGCGTGCACCGCGTGCCCGAAGCGCACCGGCCACAACGCCGACCTCTTCCAGGAGGACGGGAAGGACGATCGGTGCACGGACTCAGGCTGCTGGGGGAAGAAGGTGGACGCCGTCTGGGAGATCCGGAAGGTGGAGGTGAAGAACGCCGGCGGCACGGTCGTCGAGAAGAAGGCCGAGGTCAAGAAGCTCTTCCCCTACGGGGACTTCGTGAATGATAGCGCGCCGTACGTCGAACTCGACAAGCAACCCTGGGAAGACCCGAAGAGGCGCACCTGGCGGAAGCTGCTCGGAGACGCGGTCAAGGTGACTCTCGTTCGATCGCCGGAGGGGAAGATCGTGGAGCTCGCCGCGAAGGCCGGGCTCGCCGCGGCGATGAAGGAACGTGGCCACACCTGGTTCGAGCGCCGCAATGGGAGTGGCTCATCCACCACGGCCTCCGCCGGCGAGAAGAAGCAACGTGAGACGGCGAAGATCCAGGCAGCGGTTGCGCGCGAGGTCCTCGCCACGATCGCAGAGAAGGGCGGGCTCTCGTTCGTCAACCAGGACCTGGACGAGGTCACGCTCTGGAAGGCGCTCGCGCGGGCGGCCGTGCGCTCCGCCTGGCACGACACCCTGCGCGACGTCGCCGCGCGCCGGGGGCTCAAGAAGACCGGGAAAGGATGGAGCCCGGACGAAGCCCTCCTGGAGCTGGTCAAGACGACCGAGCCCGGGGGCTGTTTGGGCCTGGTCCTCGAGATCTGGGCGCACCGCGACGTCTCGCATTCGGCCGACTTTGGGGGCAAGAAACGGGGGACGTCGACCGGTGACTTCTGCGAGCTGCTCGGCATCGGCCGCGCTGCGATCGCGAAGCGGATCACAGCCGAGGCGAAGGAGAAGGCCGCGCCAAAGGTTTCCAAAGGCCACAAGAAACCGGTGGCTGGGAAGGCCGTTGCAAAGAGTTCCAAGAAGCCCGCTCGCGCCCGCGTCGGCAAGAAGCGCTGAGGGAGGCGGAATGTTTGGAAACCTTCAAGTCACCTGTCGCCCCATCGACCTCTGGCCGGGAACCCAGACGCCTCCTGAGAAGCGCAGGGTCGCGATCTTCCGAGCGAACTGGACCAACACCCTGGGGATCCTCAAGCGGGAGCTGGGCGCGCTGCGCGCGAAGCAGATCGTCTTCATGCTCGCGGTGGGCGAGAACGACATCCTGAACGATGGGACGAGGCCGCGGGCTTCCGCGCGGCCTGCACACCCAGGGGTGATCCTCGCGTTTGAGTCGTTGCACGGGCCGGTCAAGCTCGCGTGCGATCGCTTCTCGGGCTGGCAGGACAACGTCCGGGCGATCGCCCTCACGCTTCACGATCTTCGACGGATCGACCGCTACGGCACCGCCCGCAGGGGCGAGCAATACCGGGGGTGGCGCGCACTGCCCGGACCGGTGAACGAGGTCCAGGTGAAGACCTACCGGGAGGCGGCGGAGATCCTCGCCCGGCTGAGTGAGAGGCGGCCGGTCGAGATCCTCGTCGGGGAGGCCCGGATGATCGACGCCTGGCGCGTCGCTGTGCGTCGTACCCATCCGGACCAGGGGGGCAGGGCCGAGGAGTTCCGGCTGGTTCAGGAGGCCCGCGTCGTCCTGGAGACGCATTTCCGCAATGGATCCGGGGGGAAGTGATGGCCAGGTACAGGAAGATCCTCCCACGGATCTGGAATGAGGCGCGCTTCCGGGGAATGTCGGACGACGCTCAGCTCGCGTACTTCTTCGTGAGCACGCACCCCGCGATGACCGCGCTCGGGGCCATGCGCGCGACGGTGGCGGGGCTGGCAGCCGAGAAGGGGTGGACAGTCGAGCGCATGTCCTTAGCCATGACCGAAGGCTACCGACAAGGGTACCTGGAAGGGTACGAAGAAGCCTCCTACGTTGGGGTCGTCGGATTCCTCGAAGACAACGAGCCGGAGAGCCCCAACGTCGTCACCAAGGGGTGGAAAGAGGCCCTGGAACTGGTCCCCGACTGCCCCCTGAAGACGGCACTTATCGAGCGTTGCGCCAACTACTTGGAGGCTAAGGGCAAGGCATGGACTGAGGCATGGGTTAAGGCTACGGGCATGCCTAAGGGCAAGGCCAAGCGCATGGCTAGGGACAAGGGTAGCCCTTATCAGGAGCAGGAGCAGGAACAGGAACAGGAACCGGAGACGACGGTGGTAGCTAACCCTGGGGTGTCCTGCGCGCCCGCGCGCGAGAGAGAGGCCGTCGTCGCCGTCGCTGTCGCGGATCAGGGGGCCGGATTCGGGAACGGCGACGGGAACTCGCCGCCCGCTGACGCGATCTCGTCGCTCGGCGGGGGCCCGATCGGGGGATGCGACGGGGGAACCCCGCCCGGGGGAGGATTCTCGGCCGGCCCCTCGGGGCCACGTCGCCCGCTGCCATCGGTGATCCGCGAGGCCGAGGCCCGCGACCGCGGGGAGTACTTCCACGGGGAGACGCGGCTGCGGCCGGGGGAGCTCTGGGCCGAGCTCGTGAGCGACTTCGCGGACGCGCGCGGTGCCGTGTACGCCGGGGGATTCGGGCCTCGGGGGGAGTTCCAGCAGGAGTTCTTGCCCTGGTACCGCGAGGTGATCCCGCCGCACCTGGACCTCGGCGACGACCTCAACATGCTCCACGCCGAGGTGCGCGAGGTCTGGGAGTTCTACATGAAGCACCACAGGAGCAAGGGGCCGCCGCGCGTGGGCGGACTCTGCAAGGCCTGGAATCACTATCGGGATCTCTACGCGAGGGTGAAGTTCGATGACACTCCTGAAGAAGCCGCGGGCTGACGCGGAAGGCCAGCTGGTCATCATCCCGGCCGAGGGGCTTCGAGTCGGAGTCCTCGAGGGGCACGGTGCTCCCAACTGCGGGGAGCACCGGGTGGCGGAGCCGCCGGCGGCCCTTCGGCGCGGACGGCGGTGGTACGCGCTTCAGTACTGGCCGGTGCGATTCGCGCCGGGGGAGCAGCTCGTCAGGGTCTTCTGCTTCGCGTGTGGCGCCGCATGGCAGGGGAGCTGGGAGTCTCTCTCGCTCTGCCGGGCGGGGGAGTCAGAGGCGAGCCCGGCGGTTTCCTATCTTGCTCCGGTGTTGACTGATCCTCCCATCCTTCATGGTCCGCACCCGGCGAACGCCAGGACGGAGGTCATCTACCGCTGTACATGCTCGATCGGGGGGCTCCGCCGTTCGTATCTGCCGCCGGCTCCGCCGGCGGTGATTCAGGCGTCGATCGACCGCGTGCCTTCAATCGCTCCGGAGGCGGAGTGAACGGCGACCATGCTAGGCAAGCTCTCAGGGCCGCGTGCTGATGGGAGGGGTGGCAAGATCATCGTTTCGTCGCAACGCTCCAAATGGTCTGCGCCGCTAGAGAAGCCAGGACTCCGAGCAGGAACGTGAAGGCGGTGCGCAGGTAGCTCCCCCGCCGACGAACGTAGTCTATGGCTGCTAGTTTCTCGCGGAGATCATTCGCGCTCTCCGAGGACGCAGCCTTGAGAGATTCGACCAACGCCTCAAGTTCCAGCCTTCTGCGCTCGTTCTTGGCGATATCAGCTGCCAGGGTGTCGAGGAATTCTACGGAACTCGCGAGAGATTTGCGAGCACGGGCCAGATCCTCCAGTGGTAGCCACCTCTCGGGAACATCCACCGGGAATCGCCGAAGGAGATATCGGGCGACCAGGGCAAACGGGGCCGCATACAGAAGAAAGAATATCACGATAGCAACCGATCCTAGAACTCCCGAGTCTGATGTAAGTCCCAAGGCTGGAAGCAGTGAGTGGACAACGAAACGGCCGACGGGTTCCGTGCTCAAGAGAAAAAGACCGGAACCCACCGACATGTATCCGATGTCTATGATCGCATTTCGGGTGCTTCTATCGATCATCGCGTCTCCCCTTGTCCCCGCAGTAATGCACCGCGGCCTCGGCAGAGTGTCGCATGTGGCATACAAGCCAGAATCCACTCTGTCGGGGCCGAGATACTACCAATGAGACCCTTGCCAGGCCAGAGAGAACGATGAACTCATTGCTTTGGCTGAACTCAACACTGGAAGAGACTGAGCGTACCGAGGGCGGGAATCCGGTGTGGCACGGCCACGGGACTCGCGTGGGTTTCCGGCGATCACTCGCCGGCAGATCGCTTGCTGTCGATGACCTTCCGCGTGACGGCAATGTCGGTAGCGGCGTGGCTCACGATGCCGAGACCGACGAGGCCTCCGACGACCTCGATCACCTGTTGGGCCGCGGCCTCGTCGAGTCCGACCTTCTTCGTGAGCGTCACGTAGAGCGCGGGAAGGAGTACGGCGCTCCCGATCACGGTCCAGAGTTTCTTGCCGATCTTCTTGAACACGTCAGATCTCCTCTCCAAGCGCCTCAGCCACGGTGAGTGGTCGGGCGGCCAATCCGAACCCGATGCGGTACATCCGCGCGTAGTCGCCGGGCTTGAGCGACCAGGAGTCGTTGACCGGCGTCTCCGGCATGAAGACGCGGATCTCGAGCTGGCGATCGCCGGGGCGGGGATAGCGGTTGCGCAGCGCCGCCTCGCGCAGATCGCCGCGCATGATCTCGTTTGTGAGCCCGTCGATCGCTCTCCCTACCCGGCCGATCACCGTCCTCGGCACGTTCTTGACGACCGGCTTCAAGGGGGAAGCCAGGAGCACATCGATCTTCGTGGCGCCGGCGCGGATCGCGTCCGCGAGGGGGGTGACGTTACGGACCCCGCCGTCGAAGTAGCGGCCCAAGACCCCCTCGTGATAGCCGGGCACCGAGCAGCTCGCTTCGATCCAGGTCCGGATGTTCGTGTTGCGATCGTCCGCCAGCTTGTAGGTGAGGGTCTCCATGTCGGTGTACCCGCAGAGGAACCGGTTGCCAGCGCGGCGGATCCGCAGCAGATCGTCGTCAGCGAGATCCTTCTCGAGGATCTTTCGGAGCGGGGCGAAGGAGTAGAGCGAGCCGCCTTTGACGAGGGGGACGAGGCGAAGCCAACCGCCGGCGCGCATCTTCATGATGTCGCCGATCCCTTGAAGGCTTGCCCAGCGAGCCCTGAGCTTCTCGACGTCGGAGTAGCGGCCGCACGCGGCGATCGAAGCCTGCAGGCTCCCCGTCGAGACTCCGAGGTAGAGCTGCCACGGGAGGACCCAGGAGCCGGGGATGCGCGTCGGGGGATTCCGCTGGCGGAGCCATTCGGCTGCGCAGAGGCCGTCGATCATCCCGACCTGGACGGCGCCCTTGAAGGCGCCTCCACTGGCGACGAGCGTTCTCATAGGTGAAGCCCCTGGGGGAACTGCGCGAGCAGCCCATCGAGAGTGGCGCCGTGAGTCCACTGGAAGTGAGGGTTGTCCCCCCAGCGGCCGCCCCACTCGTAGCCCAGCGCCTCGCCGAGCTCGCCAAGCGCCGGCCAGTAGGGCGCGTTCCAGAGGGGGTTGTCGGGATCCCGAAGATCGGGGGACGTCGCCTCATCTACGGGGACGACGTCGAGAGCGCGTCGCCAGTTGTGCCAGCTGCGGCCGGGGCGCGCCTTCGTCACGGTGAACCGATTCTGCCTCTCGGTGATGGGGGCGAGGCCCACGCCGGCGCGCAGCGCGTTGACCTGGTCGAGCGCCTGCCGTCCCTGTGCGAAGTAGGCTGCCTGGGTCGCCCAGGTGTCGACGGTGCGGGTGATCCGCAGGGCGACACCCTGGTCAGCGGCGCCGGCGAGGAGAACGAGCGCCGGCTTCTGAGCTTCGACGATGAGTCCTTCGATTCGCTCTTGGACGCGGGCGAGGTAGGCGGGGCTCACTGGATCCCGTTCTCCCGGTCTTCGAGGTACTGGAGTCGGCGCTGCATGTCCTTGATGCCCTGATCGATGGTGCCCTTGAAGCGCGCGAGCTCGACGTCGGAGGCAGTGTGCTTCGCCAGATCCTGACGCAGCTCCTGGAGGATCTTCTCCGCCTGCCCCAGGCGGTAGTGGCTCACCGCAGCAACGCCGATGATGCCGGCCAGTGTGAAGAGCATGTTGATGAGCGCGATCAGCTCGCCGGCGCGGATCCCTTCGATCGCTTTCCCGTTGAGCTCCTGCCCCGAGGAATAGGGGGCAGCGAGAAGGAGGAAGGCACCCATCGCCAGGAGCCACACAAGGACTGTCGCCCGCATCAGATTGGCCGCTCGCTTCATCGTGCTCCTTCCGTCAGTGTCGGATACCGAGCCGTCCCTGGCGCGGGCGGAGACCGAGGCCTCGCTTCGTTGCGGAGATGCCCAGGACGGAACTGGTTGCCGAGGACGCCTCGGCGGCGATCAGCGCCCGCAGGTGCGAGTAGTACGCCGTGGCCATCGGGACATGACCCAGGGGCGCTGTCGGGTGAAGGTAGTTATTCGCAGGGTAGTCGGCGGTCCGATCCGTGCTCGCCCCGATGTCGCATACTGAGACGTTGGCATTGAACGCGCCGTCGCCGTACCGTGCGAAGAGACGCGCTCGGTAGCTCGCCGCCGCCGCCTCGTAGTTGTCGCGCCGGTCAGGCAGCGTCGGATAGTTGGCGATCCATGCCGCATACCGACTGTTGCTCAAGCTCACCATCGGCAGGACGATCTTGCAGTCGGGGTAGCCGTAGTCTGCGGACAGGAGGGTGTCGCAGAAGGCGTCGATCTTCGCCGCCCAGAGCGCCCAGACAGAATCGGTTAGGGCGACGTTGGTGTACGCGAGGTTATAGAGATCGTTTCCGCCGAGGCTGATGACAACGAAGTCGGGAGCCGACAGCCCGTAGTACCCAAAGTAGGCATGGAAGTCCAGGTGGTCGACATCCCAGAATGGGTTCTCGCCACCGTTCGCGGTTGTGTAGTCGGTCCAGTCCCACCCGCCGTGCCCTTCATGCAGCGTGGGCGCGGTCCCTTGTGTGCCGATGAGGGCGATGCTCGCCCCGCCATCTGCCGTGAAGTAGGACGACGCGTATGCCGCCGAGTAGCAAGTGTCGACGCCAACGGCTCCTTGGTCGAAGAGGGAATCTCCCACGAACAGGACGTTGTAACTGCCAGTCCCGCGATCCTTGGCAACAACCGATACCGTGACCGTGTCCGTAACGGTGGTGTCGCCAAGCACGAAGATCGAATCCCGCACGCTGAACACGATGGGCAGGTCTCCCACTCCGGCCGGAGTGAAACTCCATCCGCCTGCACCAACCGAGCCGCTGTCTGCGGTGCAGGTGTAGACGTAGTGCGAAGCGCCGGGAATCTGCGGGGTGATCTGGGTGTACTCGATCCCTGTAGCACGCCCGACCACGGCATAGATCGTGTCGGGAAGCACGATGGTTGGGGCTACGTTCGTCTCGACCGCGCTCACCGCGTAGAACGTGGACGGAGACTTATAGTTGTTGGCGTCGGCAACGAGCCACGCCTGCGATCGCTCCACATTGGCAATATGAACTTCCGCGAGCGATCCCGTCCAAGCCTGCCCAGACTGGTCGGTGATGTTGATGCCGAACCGGATGTTGGCAGCAATGGAATACGGGGCCAGGGGAGAACCGTAGGTGCCGCCCGCTGCACAGCGCGTGCCGTCAACAACGCCGTAGGTCGAATCGGCTGTTGCATCCCTGGCCACAACGGCGACGCGATGCCAGCTTCCGTCTCTCACCGGCGGGTCGAGTACGCGCCTCCCCGTTCCGTCATAGTTGCTGTAGGTGAGAGACCCTGATGGTGCGGCGGAGATCAGCCCGTTGTACGTCCCGCCAAGTCCGAGCGGGATCGCGTTCGTGGTTCCGTCCGACGACTTGATCCAAGCCGTCAAGGTCCATGTGTTCCCCGAGATGGCCGAGTTGTTCCACACCGACTTGCTCGGCGTCGTTCTGACATAGGACCAAGCGGGCGATCCGATGGACGTGGTATCCGTCTTGCCGACGGAAGTCTGCGTCGCCGTGTAGCTACCCACCGACGAGGTATCCCCGGCGCAGTGGGCGACCAGCCCGAACGAACTGGACCACACCGCCGCAGAATTGACCTCGCTCGCGGACTCGCTGCCCCAGTAGATCCAGAACTCGGTGTTGGTCGCCCCCTTGAGCGTAGGGGCCTTGAAGTACAGCCTTCCGCTGGGAGTGGTCTTGTTGAACGACACCAACTCCCGGGAGAGCTTCGTGGTCCCCGCCGAATCCGTGACCACGATGTCACTGCCATCCGACTGCAACTCCAGCCCCCACGCGCTGTATCCCCAGACGTTGCGTAGGTCAACAAACACGGGGAAGTCGGTGAGGTCCGCCGTCCCGGGGATCTTGGATTGATCGACCGTCACCTTGACGCGGTAGCCCCAGTCCGGGCTGTACCAGTCGGCGGCGATGGCTGGAAGGGCCATGAAGACCGACAGCAAGGCGAGGATGAGACCGATGGCCAGCGGGCGCATTACGGGCGCCCACCCGTCGCGTACACCTTCACATATCCCGTCGTGTCGATCGCGGTGATCCGCCATCCCTTAATGCCGTCGCAGCAGTAGCTCGTCGACGGGTTGGTAACGGTCAACGTGTCGGGCCCCCAGACATAGAGTGAGCTCCCCGCTCGAGGGTTGGCCGTGGGCAGCTTCGACCAGGGCGGGCCGTCGACGATCCGTCGGCCGGTGTTCAGCAGCGGCGTCACGATGATGTCGACGTTCATGCGGTAGACATCGCTCGTCCATGCCTGGAAGCCGAACCAGACCACCGTGTCAGCATCTGCCGCGAGGTCCACGGTGAGGCCATAGGTGCCTTCGCCGGCGTTGTCCCACCGGGTGGAGTCCGGATCGACGTTGCCCATCGCGAAGATGGCAGCCAGAGAAAGAGCGAGGACCAGGAGCGTCCTGGTGAGCTTCATCATGATTAGAACCTCCCGGCCAGCAGGGTCCGCTGGCCGTCGTCTTCGGATTCGGCATCGTCCTCCAGATCAGCGGGGGACGGCTGGGGAGGCGCGGCGGTGGGCTTACCCTGGATCGGCACGCCCTTCTTGCGGGCCGCCTCCATCTCTCGCTCGAGGTTGAGCAGGTTCTCGTCGAAGTCATCACCCGACTCGGCGCAGGCCTTGGTCCGGGAGGTGAGCCCCAGGGCGATCGCGTTCTCGGTCGCGGCCACGTCCTTCTGGGGATCCACCCACTGCCAGCGGCGAGGCTTCCAGACGACATCGGCGGCGTAGCGCCTGGCGTCCATGGAGTCGAGGACCAGGGCGCCGGTAAGAAGCGCCATGTTCAACCAGTCCTCGAAGACGGGCTTCAGGAAGTCCTCTACCCAGTCCTCCTGGAGGTCTTTCCAGTGATCGCGTTCGATGAGGAGGCCGGAGCGCATGCTGGAGTAGCTGACGCCCTCGAGGTCGTTGGCGAGTGCGTTGTAGGAGACGCCCAGGCCAGAGGAGATCTTGCGCAGGATGGACTTCACGAAGATGGAGAAGGCCGTCGAGGGATGCTGGGGATCCCATGGGGCGAAGGTCTCGCCGGCGTCGAGGCGCTCCAACACTCCAGGGGATGCCTCCATTTCCGCGGGTTGGTCCGAGTCGGGATCGCTGCTCCCATCCGCGGACAGGATGAAGCCCATCTTTGCGGCCGCGGTGCGAGCGGCGACGAGCTCGGCTTCCTCGTACCCCCCCAGCATCTTCATGGGGACCATGATGGGATGGAACCAGGTCACGCCGCGGGTCTGGTTCGGCCGGTCCGGATCGTAGAGATGCAGGATCTGATCGGCCGGGACGAAGGTGCGCCCCGCATCGCCGACGTCCATGACGCGGTTCTCTGGCACCTTGAAGAAGTGATAGCCAACGGGGCGACCCAGGTTGTCGACCTCGACGCCCATGCGGATCTCGTTGCGGCCGTAACCGCGGGCACGGTTGTAGGTCTCGTCGAGCATATCGGCGTCGATCGCCTGCAGGGCGTAGCCGAAGGGGTTCCCCTCGAAGGAGCGCCACCGGCGGACGAAGACTTCCCCGTCCCGGGCGACCGCGCGGAGCAGCACCTTCTGCAGCCGCCGCAAGGTCAGGCGACCGTCGACGGTGACCTTGCCGGTGGACCAATGCCACCAGGCGAGCTCGATGGCGCTGTTCGTCACCGTGTCGAGGTTCTCGCTCTTCATCACCTGGGCGCGCATGTCGAACCCCTGGGGCCCGATCACGTTCGTGGTGAGGAGGCGCAGGTACTGCTTGCCGTAGCCCTCGTTGCGGGAGAGCTCGCGCGCTCGAGCCCGGAGCTTACGGATGGAGCCCTTGATCTCCTCGTCGGGGGTGAGCGCTTTGGCGACCCAGTCGAGAAGGAGCCGGGTCATATCGGCGCCCTTGTAGTCCGAGGAGCGCTTGCCCTGGATCTCGCGCCAGGCGCGCACCAGCCGCTGTCCGATCGGTCGCTTCATGGTCATGCCCCTGTCGGAGGGAACTTGATGTAGATGGGCCGGCTGATCCGCTTGGGGTGCTTGAGGCGGGAGATCTCCACGAGGAGCGAGGAGCGGAAAGCCTTGAGTTCCGGAATGGGGATCTTGCTCACCGCGCGCCCGGCGATCTGGTAGCTCTCCATCCCGCTCGGAATGCGGCCGGCGATCGCTGCCTCCACGAGCGGGAGGACGCGCTCGGCCCACGATTGGAGGCTCCCCGCGGTCGCGGTGGCCAGGTTCGGAGTGAGGATCACCGTCCCGGAGGCGATGTCGCAGACGGCGCCGGTCTTCTCCAGGCGCTCTGTCCACTGATAGGTGCCGGCCGGGAAGTCGTCCGTATCGCCGGCGGCCAGCGTGACCTTGAAGCCCGTGCCTTCGGCCGCGGCCGTCACATTGATCACCGACGCGCCCGCCAGATAAAGCTTCAGCGTCCATTCAGCGGACGAGAAACCCGTGAACGACTTGGTGTAGATCACCGTCGTGCCGGCGGGGAAGGACTCGGGAAGAGCGGTGAGCTCGAGGTTGCCCATGCGCGTCACGCTCGCACCCAACGCGCCGGCATTCCAAGTCTAATTAGATTGGACTTGAGCGAGCATCGGGGTCAGCCGCAAGAATCGCGTCGCAAGGAGAACTCTCGCGATGCCCGATATCCGAAAGCTACCCATCCTCCACCGAGACGTCGAGATCGTCGAAGCCCAAAGGGCCGAGGGTGAAGGGGCACCTGCACCGCACAAGTTCAGCGTTTCGAGCGAGACCCCGGTCGAGTTCTGGTTTGGCACGGAGATCCTCCAGCACGACGAGAACTCGATCGACAAGAAGTTCATGCGGGGCGGCCTGCCGGTCATGGTCCAGGACGTCCTGATCGGCGAGTACGGGCAGAAGCATGTCGGGGTCCACATCGGGATCTTCGAGAACGCCCGCATCGAGAACCGAAAGCTCGTCGGCGACGTGCGCTATTCGGCGAGCCAGAAGGGCGCCGACACCAAGCGGGACGTCGAGGACAAGATCCGCAAGCAGGTCTCCCTTGGCTATCGGGTGCTCAAGGCGAAGGTCACGAAGGGGGAGGCGGGCACCCCGGATGTCTGGACCGCCACGAAGTGGATGCCCATCGAGGTGACGATTCTGCCGCTTGGGGCGGATATCAGCGTCGGCCCCCAAATGCGAGGGGAAGACCAGAGCGAGTACGAAGTTGAGATCGAAACGGACGGCCCCGCCGTCCCACAGGAGGAGTCAACCATGCCGCCCGAGGTGCCCAGTCCCCAGCCCGCCGGTGCCCGCACCGCTGTCGAAACCACGCCACCCCCGGCCCAGCCCGCCGCGTCGGTAACCGTGACGAGCCCCACCGCGCCCGCCCCCGAGCGCAACCGCAACGAGGAGGTGGCCGAGATCCTCTCCATCTGCGAGAGCAACGGCCTCAGCGCCCGCGCGCCGGAGTTCATCCGTCAGGGGTTCACGCCTCAGCAGGTGGGCTACGAGATCGTCAAGGCCCGCAAGACGGTCGGAGACGGGCAACCCGGCGCCGAAGAAGTCTCCGTCCGCGGCCCCGACATGGGGCGCTACTCCTACGCCCGCGCGCTCAGGCTCTCGATGGAACACAAGCACGGCGGGAAGGCCTTCGATGGTCTCGAGGGCGAGGTGCACCAGGAGATCCTGAAGAACGCCCCGGTCAACTACCAGTCTCGGGGAGGGATTCTCGTCCCCATGCGGACGCAGCTGCCGCAGCGGGAGCGGGCCCTCGACACCAAGACCGCCGGCGCCGGCGCGGAGCTCGTCCAGGACCGTCCCGGGGAGCTGATCGAGATGCTTCGCACGCGCGCCATGGTCGCGCGCATGGGGGCTCGGATCCTCACCGGACTCACCGCCCCCATCCCGTTCGCCAAGCAGGTCTCGGGGATGACGATGTACTGGGTGGGCGAGAACCCCACACAGGACGTTCCCGACTCGGACATCGGGACCGGACTCGTGACGCTCTCCCCGCACACCATCATGGGGATGGGCATCTTCGGCAAGCAGCTGCTCGCCGAGAGTTCTATCGACGTCGAGGAGATGATCCGCCAGGAGCTCGGCGGCGCAGGCGCGCGCGGCATGGACCGGGCCACCGTCCACGGCACCGGGACCAACGGCGAGCCGACCGGCATCTACGTCGCCCCCGACGTGCAGGTGCTGGATGTCAACGGCGTTCCGGACTACGGCGATCTCGTCGACATGCAGGCCATGGTCGCCGACAAGGATGCCGATGTGGGTTCCCTGGGCTACATGACGACCCCGCTGATGGCGGGTGTCTTCAAGAAGACCCTGGAGTTCTCGGCGGCCGGCTCCACCAAGATCTGGATGGGGACCTTCGAGGAAGGCGAGGTGGCCGGCTACCGCGCCACCGCGACGAACCAGGTCTCGAAGGTGCTTGGCACCGGCGCCGACGAGCACGGACTGCTCTACGGCAACTGGAACACCGTGGTCATCGGGTTCTGGAACGCCACCGAGATCACCGTGGATCCCTTCACGCTGATGGCCCGGGCCATGGTTCGGATCGCCAGCTTCCAGATGGGCGACGTCATTCTGCGGCACCCCCAGAGCTTCACCAAGGGGACCCGCTGCAAGATCGCCGCGTAGGTACACCAAAACCCCCCGAAGAGGGAGGGGCCGAGGTGCGCACTCGGCTCCTCCCGCCCTCTCGGGAGGTCACGAGTTGGAGGGGAAACAGATGGAGTTCAGCAAGGTCAAGGTGATTTCGGCCTACTGCAAGGGCGGAGGCGTTGATCTCGCGGTCGGGACGGTTCTGACCATCGGTCTCGACATCACCGAGCGCGAGGCCAAGGTCAAGATCGCCCAGGGGTTCGTCACGCCCGTGATCGAGAAGGTTCCGGCCACCACCGCGGAGAACAAGGGCACCGAGACCAAGAAAGCCGGCGACGGCAAGACCGGCGGCGCGGGTGCGGACAAGGGCTCGAAGGGCGACGGCAAGTAGCTCGAGAACGGCAGCTGCTCCGCCGGTAAAGCCCGGCAGGGGACAGCGCAAGGAGGACGATCGTGCCAGCTTTCATCAACGCTCTCGCGCACGCGGTGTTCACCCAGCTCGAGGCGGTGCTCTCTCGCACCGCCACCCTGACCGGGACCGCCTTCGACGTCACCGCCTACGAAGGGGTCGCGCTCGTCGTGCTCACCGCCGGCGCCAAGACCGCCGGGACGAACCCGACGCTTGACGTCAAGGTCCAGCACTGCGAAACCTCGGACGGCACCTTCGCCGACATCACGGGGGCCGCCTTCACGCAGGTGACGACCGTGGCCGGGGTCCAGACGCTGGCGCTCGACATGAACGCGGTGAAGAAGTACATCAAGGTGATCGGCACCCTCGGTGGAACGGACACCCCGACGTTCCCCTACGGCGTCCAGTTCATCGGCATCAAGAAGTACTCCTGAGCCATGGTTCTCGGTGGTGATGACATTCCCGCAATCCTGGCCGATCTCAAGGCGCTCGGGGCTACGGTCGACGTAGTCTTCGGGAGCCTATCCACTACCGGGCTGCGGGACTCTGAGGCGACAGAGATCTTCGGCGGTGACACACCGCCGGTTGTCGCCGGCGAAGAGTCGGTGCACGTCCAGACCGGAGTGCTGACAGCGATCACTTCCGGGTCCTCAATCACCGTCGACGCAGTCTCCTGGATCGTTCGCGAGGCCATGCCTTACGGAGACGGGGCTATGACGCGGCTTGTGCTGAGGAAGCCATGAGCACGATCCGCGAGCAGATCGTCACCGCTGCCGTCCTAGCGCTCAACACGGCCCGTCCATCGGGCGTCCCGGTGTTCATCCGCACGAGGATCGACAGCCCCACCGCGGCTCAGCTTCCGGCCAACACGGTCGTCCAGGCAGGCGAAGTGCCGGAGCCGATCCACCCCGAGGCGCGCCAAGGTCAGATGGTGGCGAGCCGGGGCCCAGTGATCAAGAGCACCGTGGTGATCAAGGTCGAAACCTTGACCAAGGCGACGTCGAGCGTCCCCGCGGACAGCGCCGCGGACCCGAGCATCGAGTGGGCAGCCAGAGCCCTCGCCGCCGCCGGCAGTCTGACCAACCTCGCCAAGCGAGCCCCGGATCGTACCGGGCTCGCATTCGAATACGCCCAGAGCGACTGCGATTACTGCAGAGCGACCCTGACCTTCGAGTACCAGTTCCAGACACGCGCGGATGACCCGTCGCGAAAGACATAGGAGCAGACGATGGCAACCGAACCTGTGGCAAATGACGTCCTTCTCGGAAGTGGGCGCCTCTACATCGATCGCTTCGTCAGCGGCGCCGCATCCGGCAACGAGCGCTTCGTCGGCAACTGCACGGCGTTCGAGATCAAGCCGTCGACGCAGCGCATCGAGAAGCGATCCAGCGTCGATTCGGCTCGGGCGGTGTTGCGGTCCGATGTGACCGCGGCCGACCTCGACATCTCCATCACCCTCGACGAGTTCAACGCGGAGAACCTCGCGCTGGCCCTCTTCGGGGAGGCGGGCCTCTACACCCAGACCGGCGCGTCGGTCACGGACGAAGCGCACGCCAACGTGCAGCAGGGCAGCTACGTCCGGCTCGCGTACCGGGGCATCTCGTCGGTGGTGGTGACCTCGGATCCGGCCGGGACGACCTATGACGTCACCGACGACTACACGGTCGACGCGGTCGAGGGCCGGATCTACATCGTGCCCGGTGGCGCGATCGCGGACGACGCGGAGATCCTTGTCGACTACGCCTACGAGACGCAGTCGAAGACGGCGGTCCGCGGCGTGGTGGCCTCCAGCATCAAGGCGCTTCTCCGCTACGTCTCCGACAACCCGGACAGCCCCGAGCACTCGCTGCTGGTCTGGCGCGCGGCCCTCTCCGGGGAGAGCGCGGTGGGTCTCATCAGCGACAACTACGCCAACTTCCAGCTCACGGGCAAGGTCGAGTCGGATGCCGACACCCATCCGACCGAGCCTCACTACCGGATCATCCGGCGATGAGCGGACACGTTCTCGGCGGCCGTGCTTTCGTCGCCATCGGCGAGAGCACGGTCGAGCACGACCTGCGCTTCGACGCCCTCTGCGAGCGGGCCGGCCTCAACGACTTCCGCATGGAGCAAGGGGAAGCGCCGGACACCTACGCAGACCGCCTCCTGCGGCAGCTGCTGGTCAGCGAGCATGTCCTCGACCTGCTCGCCTGCCTGCTCGTTCCCGAACCCGTCGACGCGGGGGACAAGGAGCCGGGGGAGACCTGGACGCCGGATCTCGCCCAGGAAACCGTCCGCCACTTCGGCTCCTTGCGTTCTCCGGAGGACAAGGCGCAGATCCGCAGCCTCGTCCTCTCCCTCTTGATCGAGTTTTTTCCCTTCGGGATGCGCTCCTCGGGGACTTCCGCGACGTCCTCCGAAGAAGGGGCTCATCCCGCGAACGTGTAGGCCCACGCCGCTACGGGGCCTGGGATGAGCTTGTCGCGGAGCTCGCCGGCGGAGACCACGATCGCGCGCAGCGGGTCCTCCGGTGGCCACTCAGAGAAGCGCTGCGCGCCTACCGGAGACACGTGAAGGCCATGGCCCTCGAGGACTACCGCCACCAGTTGCTCCTCTGGACCATCGTGGCTCCGCACGCGGCGAAGGCTCAGCGCCCCAAGCCACCGGCTCTTCCCGCCATCTTGAGGAAGGAACGCCGTGACGACACCTGATGTCCGCGTCCGACTATCAGCGGAAGGCGTCGCCGAGGTCGTCGGGGCCCTCAAGAAGATCCAGGACGAGTCCGCGAAGGCCTCGGCGAAGCAGGCCGGGGCGTTCAAGGGACTCAACGGCGTTCTGGGCAACACCCAGCGGCTACTCGCTGGCGTGGGCGTCGCTCTCTCCGTCCGCTCCTTCGCCAACTTCATCCGCGGCTCCTCCGATGCAGCCGAGGAGATGGGGAATCTGGCGATGGAGGTGGGGGCCACGACGGAGCACCTGTCCGCGCTGGCCTATGGGGCGAGTCAGACCGGCATCGGCATGGCGGAGCTCTCTCGCGGCCTGGTGATCTTCAATCGTCGGCGCGCCGAGCTCGTCGAGGGAAACCCCGCAGCGATCCAGACCTTCCGGGATCTCGGCATCGAGATCGAGGATCTCCAGGGCAAGGACGCGGCCGAATCCTTGGAACTCGTAGCGCGCCGCCTTGCCGCGATGCCTGCCGGTGCAACCAAGACTCGTGCTGCGCTCGACCTCTTGGGCCGGTCCGGAGCACGCCTCATCCCTATGCTCGACGAGCTTGGAACGAAAGGCCTTGCTGCCCTTGTCACCAGGGCCCGGGAGCTGAACCTTGTCATCGACGACGAAATGGTGGCGTCGGCTCAGAAGCTCGGCGATACCTACGACCAGCTGAAACTCCAATTCCGCAACCTCGCGATCGAGTTTGCCGCTGGCTTCGGGCCCCAGTTCGAGAACCTCGGGGACTACCTGAGCGGGGGCGTCGGTGAGTCCGCCAAGACCTGGAGGCGTTGGGGTGAAAACGTAGGTCGATTTGTGAACGCGGCGACCGTCGCGATCGAGGGATTCGTGGACGCGGTCAAGACCGGGTTCCAGGGGGCGTGGATCGTCGTCTCCGGATTCTTCCGGGGCGTCGCCAAGGGCCCGTTCAAGACCGGCGAGGCGGACCAGATCATGAAGTCCGCCTTGGAAGAGGCTAACAAGCTCGATGCGGCATACCGAGAGCGAGAGCTGAAACGAGACGAGCTGCTCAAGCGCAAGCCGGAAGAGGCCGCTGCGCCGTCACCCACAAAGGCTCCTGATGAGCCTCCGGATCCCGCCGAGTTGGTTCGCCGCCGCGCCGCCGCCGCGCGCGCCGTTCTCGACACCGAACTGCAGATGGTGCGCACCCAGGCCAAGCTGCGAAACGACGCTGAGAAACGCGGCCTCGAGCAGGGACTCACCGACATCCACGAGTACTACCGCCGCCGGCAGGAGATCGCCGCGGCCGCAGCTAACCAGGAAGTCGTCCTTCTCCTGAAGAAGCGCGCCCTTCTGTCGGCCGAACCGGACGCCGAGAAGGCGGCGAGTGAGCAGGCGCAGATCGACGCCGAGATCGCGAAGATCCGCCTCGAGCAGCAGAACGATGTGGCCACGATGCAGCTCGAGGAGACGCGCGCCGTCCGGGAGCTGGCGAAGGAGCGCCTGGGGATCGAGCAGCAGATCCTCGAGGCTCAGGGGCGCACTCACGCGGCCGCCATGCTCGCGATCCAGCAAGAGATCGATGCGAAGCGGGAGGCGCTGCAGAGCAAGGGCGGGTTGGATGAGAGCGCCGAGGCCGCGCTGCAGACGTTGCGCCGCACGCTCGAGAGCCGGGCCGACTTCGACGAGGCCGTGCGCCAGGCGGAGGCCGGGCTGGCCGAGCTTGCCGCTGCCCGCGCGGAGATCCAAGGGCGCGCTGATGCGGGCCTCATCTCCCAGTTCGAGGCCGAGCAGCAGATCCTGGCCCTTGAGCAGGGCCGACTGGCCACCCTCGGCCAGTTGGCGGACGCCCTTCTCGCGGCGGCCAAGGCGGCAGGGAATCCGGAAGCCATCGCCCAGGCGCAGGAGTTCGCGGATGCGATCCGTGACATCGGCGTCTCCGCCCGGGGGGCGACCGACTTCCTGTCTCAGCTCAAGAGCACAGCGATCGACTCCTCCGAGTCGGCGCTCGCCGACTTCTTCGACAAGGGTCTTCAGAGCGCGAAGAACTGGGAGGCCGGTGTGCGCGGGGCGATCGCATCGGTTGCGGCCGATCTCAGGCGGCTCGCCTCCCAGGCCCTGGCCGCGCAGACCATGAAGGCCATCCTTGGCGCCTTCTCAGGGGGCGGTAAGGTCGAGATCGCGAAGAAGGCGGACGGTGGTCTCCTTGGCGGCCGTGGGACCGGGACCTCCGACTCCAATCTCGCTCTCGTATCCCGCGGCGAGTACATCGTCCGCGCGGCAGCCGTCGCACAGCCGGGGGTGCTCAGGTACCTCGAGGCGATCAACCGCAACGGCGCGCGGCCGCTCATGTACACCCCCGAGCTGATGTCTCCTCCGGTCCCACGCTTCGCCGGCGGGGGACTCGTCGCCGCGGATGCCTCGGCCTCTGGAGGGGCTGAGCCGTTCCAGGGGACGCTCACCGTGGAGCTGTCGGAGGGGCTGATCGGTCGGTACCTCGAATCTCCCGCCGGGCAGAGGATGCAGATCAAGACCGCTGCCCGTAACCGCCGCGCCTACAACGCGGCCCTGGGGCGTTAGCGATGTTCGCGACAGGCACCGCCACCGACTTCATCGACCTGCTCGACCGCCTGGATACGTTCCTCACGGCGAAGGGAAGTGCCTACGGGTTGGCGTATGCCGGGACGGGCAACGGGACATTGACGGCCTACAGCGGGGGGGCGCTGTCAGTAGCGGAGACGTTCACGATCACGGCGACGTCAGCCACCTCGTTCGACGTGGTGGGGTCGGCGTCTGGATCTATTGGTCCGGCGACTGTTGGGACGCCGTTCGCCGCAGCGGCCCTGGAGTTCTTGATCACCGCGGGGGCTACCCCCTTTGTCTCGGGGGATGAGTTCACGCTCTCGACCGCGCCGAAGTGGACGACCCTGCGGCGGAGCCTCGGGTCCGTCGTCCTAGCCACTCAGGTGAACACTGGCACCAGGGCTGCACAGAACCTCGTCGACGGCAAACTGAATGGAGACACGAACAATTATTGGCAAGTCAGCAGCCCGATCACTCTCCCACAGGACATCGAAATCACGCTCTACCAGGAAGAGACGATCGTCCAGTATCAGCTCGGTGAGTTCGTGAACTGGTACTCCCCGCAGGACTTCACTTTCGACTACTGGAACGGATCAGCCTGGGTCACGCTCGACAGCGTCACGGGCTTGAATGGGACGACGGGGGTAGTCTACACCTTCAACGTCGACTCTCCCGTCGCCGCGACCCGCTATCGCCTTCACATCACTGCGACCGAGGCCTCGACTAACATCATGCTTGGAATATTTCGCTTATTGCGGGCCGACGGAGTTGACGCAGCAGCAGGGCAAATGGTCTGGAGCGCGCCGGGGAATGACGGCGACAGCGAGATCTACACCGGGGTAAGAACTATCGAGCGCAGCGACGCCGACTATGCGGACTGGGAGATCTGCGGTTTCGATGGGTTCGTGGCGTCGTCTCACATGATGCTCCAGCCAGGGTACCAGGGGAAGAAGTGGCTGCCTCTGTGGAAGGAGACCATCCCATACTGGTTCATTGCGGACGGTCGGCGCGCGATCGTGATCGCGAAGATCAACACGCAATACGAGATGGCCTACCTGGGACTCCTGGACCCCTACTTCTCTCCCGAACAGTGGCCCTATCCGTTGGCCCTGGGTGCTTCCCTGGCTCTGACCGAAGCTCCGCCGACCCTGGAGAGCACGTCCTATCGCTGGTCCAACACGACAGACAATCATCGGATGCCGACGCACGCGGATACCCTGAGCGAGACTTCGCCCCTTGAGCCGGAGGATTCACAGCTTGCCGCCAGGGGGCTTGACGGCGTCTGGCTGCCTTTCGAGGCCAGCAGCAACGACGGCGTGTCCGGCACGCCGGCGAGTTACAAGAACGTCGTCTGGCCGTATCGCTGCGGCCTGAGTCTCCTCGATGTCAATCTGGACGGCTCCTACGCGCTGTGGCCAGTGATGCTGAACGCGGCCGCACCGAACACGATTGGTCAGCTGCGAGGCGTTGCCGCTGTGACTGGCCAAGGGCTCACCGCCGAGACCTTGTTGAGGCTCGGGGCCGTCGACTGGATGGTCCTGCACAACATCACCCGAACCGACCGCGACGACTTCCTGGCCGTCGCGCTGGACTGATCATGCCAGCCAGCTACCAGACCGGGATCAGCTCGTCGCCTACAAACCTGCTTCAGACAATCGTGACCTGGCTCATCAGTCAAGGATGGACGGAGGAGATCTCCGGCTCCGAAGGCACCGGATGGAGGGCGCACCTCTATAAAGGCGGCGTCTACGTGAACCTGCGCGCCGCGATGAATGAGAAGATCTGGTCCAAACTGCCGACGGGGAACTGGGATCGGGTTGTGGGATATGGGATCGGCCTCATCCTGGGATCGGGCTTCTCGGCAGGGTATGCCTGGGACATCCAGCCCGGCGTGCCTCTTAGAACAGACGGATCCCCGTCCGGGTGCGGCATGAACCTACCTTCGGGTTCTGTGGCCGCCTACCACCTCTTCGACGATGGCCAGGACAACATCATCGTTGTCGTCGAGCGCAACCCTGGAGTGTTCGTCCACATGGGCTGGGGGCTGGCACTCGCCGGCGGGGGAGCTCCTGAGGCCTTTCCGTATTTCTACGCCAGCTCATCTGCCTACAGAACGGCCGATCAAACCCCGGACTATGCACTTGCCGGCATCCAGCAGACGGCGTGGACCCCCTTCGCGTACCTGCAGAACGAAGAGCCCGGTGATTACGATTGGGACTGTGCGGCCTTCGTGCGGGTGGACGCAGCAACGTGGGTGAATCGGTGGGTCGGGAACGGTAACGACACCGACGTCAACAATGGGTACACCGGTCGCAGGCTTTCGAGCCCGATCAACCTCAACGGCTACGACACCAGCCGAGACCGCCAGTATCCGAACTATAACTACATGGTCGGCCGTACCCACCAGACGGCGTTCGCCGGCGCGCTCCTGCTTCCAATGCATGTCTGCGTGCACACCGACCCCGCCGGCCGGTGGGCTCCGATCGGCTACGCTCCCAACGTTTTCTTCTGCGAGGCCGTGGGCAATGGCTATGCGGCTGGTGAAGTAGTCGCCATAGGTGGACTCAATTACATGCTCTTCCCCTACTTCGCGGTGCGGAAGGCGGCGTAGGTGTCGATCGCGATCCTGGCGCCGGGCCCACTCGCGCTCCCCACTGGGCCGTCCGCCTCTGACAATCTCGCGAACGCAGTCATACCGCTCCCTTCAACGGAGAGCTTCGCGATCGCGCCGGATGCCTATGCGGTCCCGCTCTCAGCAGGCCTGGCCGATCCGCGTCCCGACGCCTACGCCTTCGATGGCGTCTGGGGCCCCGCGGAAGACCTGGTCATCCTCGATCACATCCACGTCATTCCTCGCCGGCGCGACCTCGGCGCGGTGATCTCGGAGCAGACGCTCGAGGTCGAGGTGTGGAACGCATTCCTCTCACGCGCGAAGCAGCTGCAGGAGATCACCGTGGAGGGTCCGCCCGGGGTCTCGGTGATCGACCACCTTGGGCAGCCTGCATGGTTCCCCGCCTCCGACTCCCAGGTCTACGTGGTCGAAGTCTCCGCTGAGGGGGACCCCCTCATCGACAACTTCGTGACGTGGGTATTCGTCGGAGTGGACGAGACCGGCACGGACCTCCACCTGCTGGGGTTCCGCCTGATACCCTTCCCGTTCCCTCCCAACATGGTCAACCCGATCGTCGAGCGGTTCGGCTATCTGACCGACATCATCGAGGCCTTCCGTGGGGACGAGCAGCGGATCCAACTGCGCGCCGTACCCGTGGGGTCCATCACCTACTCCGTGCTGCTGGACGAGCTGCGCGAAGCCCAGATGGCTAACGCCATCCTACACGGCAACCAGGCGCGCGCCTTCGGGGTCGGCCGGTGGCAGTTCCAGACCCCGCTCGTCGCGGACGCCCTAGCCGACGAGCTCGACATCCTCTGCGACACCAACAACCTCCCCTTCGAGGTGGACGGCCTGGTCTTGCTCTGGACCGATCCCTACCACTGGGAGGCGCAGCGCATCGCCGAGGTGCAGGCCGATCGCATCGTCATCAGTCTCGGGCTGCGAAGCTCCTGGCTCGCTCAGGCAACGACCGTGCTGCCGCTCGTCATCGGGCGCCTGTCCACCGGCGAGGACATCACGTGGGAGAGCCTCGTCATCGCCAGCCAGGCCCTCACCTTCAGCGTGGATGGATTCAGGCCATGATCTACCTCGGCTACGACGTGCTCGCCCTGAACTATGATCGGATCGGGCCCATCAAGGAGACCTCCCATCGGAAGTTCGTCCTCCTCGACTCGGGGCTTGGCAAGCGCACCCCCGATCAGCATGCGCCAGCCCCTGCTCCGGTGCGGCCGTTCACCTGGACCGCGTTCGGACGCGAAGAGATCGCCACCATGCGGGCCTTCATCGATGCGCGCGCCGGTCGCGCGGTCCCGTTCTGGCTGCCCAGCTACCAATGGGATCTCTCCCTCGCCGAGGACCTGGAGCTGGCCGAGTCGGTCGTAACGATCAACTGGGTGCGCTACCGCGGGCTCATGTTCGGCACCACGGGCGCCCGCCGGCACGTCGCTCTCTGGAACCTCGGCATCGGCACCTTCGACTGCTATCGCATCGCGGATGCGACCGATCCCGGCAACTTCGTTTCCGAAACGCTTACGCTGGATCCGGGCGCCGTGCGCGCATACGCACAGGACCAGACCGTCATCAGCTTCCTCAAGCTCTGCCGCCTTGAGAGCGACCACGTGGAGACGTCCTACCCGGCCAACATGATCGCGCAAGCCACGATTCAGGTGCGGGAGCTGCCGATGGAGGCGCCGCTGTGACCTTCGCGGACCTCGAGGAGAGCAGATACCAAGGTAAGCCGGTCGAGTGCTTCAGGTTTGTCTCTGGCAGCCTCTCTTGGTACGACACCTCGGCCGACCGCCAGATCATCATCCCGCTGGGCACCTTCGAGCCTGAAACGATCAGTCGGACCGAGCAGGATTTCTCCCCTGAGGACGTGGCGAACACCATCGAGATCCGGGTTCCGCGCACCCATGCGGTAGCCGCGCTCTTCATCGGTGAACTCCCGTCCCGCCAGATCATCGTGCAAATCATCGCGGCCCACAGGGACCTGCTGACGGACGCCCACTTCATCTTCACCGGCGAAGTCTCCAGGGCGCGATTCGAGGGATCCGAAGCGATCCTGATCTGCACCGGCCTCTTCAAGAAGCTAGAGCGCCAGGTGCCCACGATCATGATCCAGGGCCCGTGCAATCACGTGCTCTTCTCGGCCGGTTGCGGCGCTAATCCGACCACGTCGAAGGACTCGGTACTCATCACGACGGTGACCGGGGCGACAGTAGTCTCCAACGACTTCGCAGTGCGGGCGGATCAGTGGTTCCGCAGCGGCCGGTTGGTCACGCCGGACGGGGAGACGCGCTTCGTCGTGGATCACGTCGGGGACACCGTGACCCTGATGTCGCCGTTGCCCGGACTCGTCTCCCTCATGACGGTCGATGCCTATTGGGGATGCAACCATCTCGAATCGGACTGCGCGGCCAAGTTCAACAACCTCGACAACTTCCTCGGCTGGTCGCGCCTCCCGGGCGTGAATCCGTTCGTAAAGAGAATCGACTGATGTGGAACCTAATAATCTGGATCGCCGCCCAAATCGCCTACAACCTACTGACCCCAAAGCCGAAGGTTAGCGCGCCGGATCCGGGCGGGGTAAGCGATCTCGACTTTCCATCGGTCGGCGCGGGCCGCCCTCTCCCGCTCGGATGGGGGACCTTCGAGCAGAAGGGCGGCATCGTCACCTGGTACGGTGACTTCGGCGTCAGGGCGGTGAGCGCCAGGGAGGCTGGCATTGGAACCGACACCACGACAGTGGCCTATCGCTACAAGCTCGGGCTTGAAATGGTCTTGTGCTCTGGGGTCATTGATGACCTCGTCGCGATCCGGTTCAACGACATCGAGGCCTCTCCACAATGGGTCAGTGAGACAGACGAGCTGGTCAGTTTCCACTTCGATCTCCCGGACTTCTACGGCGGGAAGAAGAAAGGCGGAGGCATCGAGGGGGTTGTGACCGTCTACAAGGGCACCGCGACCCAGAATCCCTCACCCTATGTGGAGGCCGTGCTGGGCGAGTCTGTTCCCGCCTACCGTGGAGTCTGTTACGCCGTCTTCTATCAATCAACAGGAGAGGGATTCGAGTTCGGGCAGTCATTGCCTATCCCATCGATCAGCTTCGTCCTGCGGCGCACGCCCAACCCACTGGGGCTCACCGGTGGAGAAGAGAACATCGGAGGCGACGCGAATCCTGCGAACATGATCTACGACCTGATCACAAGCCCCCCGTCGAACAACGGCCTCGGGATCAGCGCTGGCATGATCGACTTGACCGCACTCAGAGAGATGGGCCATACCCTGGCGGTTGAGGGCATGGGCCTGACGATGCTCCAGGACCAAGCCACGAGCGCACACGACCTCCTCATCGAGATCCTGCGCCACATAGACGCTGTGCCCTACATCGAGCCGCTCACGGGCCTCCTGGTGATCAAGCTGATCCGATTCGACTACGATCCCGACGATCTGCCAGTTTTGGACGAGACCAACTTCACCCTCACCTCGTTCTCGCGGCCGGCATGGAGTGAGACCCGCAACACCATCCGCGTCTCGTACGTCGATCGCTCGGAGAACTTCCAGGAGCGGTTGGTTCAAGCCCAAGACCTGGCATCCATCGCCATCCAGGGTGGGGAGGTCTCGATCGCGCAGTTGAGCTACCGGGGCTTCTCGAACGCCACCAGCGCGCAGAAGGCCGTCGCACGCGGCCTTGCTTCGCTCGCCTATCCTATGGGGGTCGTCTCTGGCGAGGCCGATCGCGTGGCGTGGAACTTCAGGCAGGGGACCGTCTTCAAGTTGAACTGGACGCCCCTCGGCATCAGCGGACTTATCTGCCGGGTCGCGCGCATCGGGACTGGCCGTCTGGGTGCCAGCAAGATCGCCATCGAAGCCGCTCAGGACATCTTCGGGGTGAGCTGGACGGCGTACACTCCGCCACCGCTGAGTGCATGGGGCGATCCCATCGGGGATGTGCCGGCGCTGCTCGACCAGATCGCCTTCCCAGCGCCCTGGCCGTACGTGCAGGGCCTCTCGCCGGGGCCGGACGTGACCCCGCGCGTTATCGTGGCGGCTTCGCCCGGCGCCGGCGTCACGCTGGGCTTCCGTACCTATGTGGAGATGCTCGATCACACCTATGGCGAGTCGGACGACCAGACCATCTTCACTCCATCCGGCCTGCTTGCGGCCTCGATCGTCGAGACGGACGACGAGATCGAGATCTTGAACGGATACGACACCGACCTCATCCAGGCAGTCACCGACGCCGACTGTGGAGCCGGCCGCAATGTCCTGTGGCTGTCGGGGCCAGGCGGTGAAGAGTTCATCGCCTTCCGCGACCTCATCCGCAACCCCACCAGCATTACCCTGATGGACTGCATCCGGGGCTGCATCGACACGAAGGCCATCCCTCACTCCGCCGGCGTGCGCGCTTGGTTCCTGAGCTACGGCAGCGCGCTGGTCAACGTCAACCCAGGCGTCACGGGGGTGAAGTTCCAGGCCTACAACCAGCGAGGGGAGATCGCCCTTGCTTCTGCTCCCGAGGAGGACGTCACTTCCACCGACCCGAACCGCGCGGAGCTGCCATACCTCCCGACCGCCGTGAAGTGGAACGGCTACGTCTTCCCTCCCACCATCTCAGGCGAACTCACCCTTTCCTGGTCGCACCGCAATCGACTGGGCTCATGGAGCTACGCGAGCGCCGGCGTCACCGCGGACTTGGAAGCAGGGTCTACCTACACCCTCAAGATCTACGGTGAGACTGGCACACTGATCCACACCGAGACAGGCCTGACCGGAACGTCTTTTCTCTACACCGCCGTGCAGGAGATGATCGACAACGGCCTCGGCCGCCTGAGCACTCACCTACGGGTCACCATCAGAACCGTAGCCAGCGGGGGACGCTCGTCCTTCGTCGAGTACGACTGGGAAGTCGATCGCGTCTGACCTTGCCGCCACGCTGAGGATGTGTCTACTATCCGTGGCGGCGGGCGCCAGCGATTCGCGCGCCCGATGAGACTTCCCCCATCGATCATGCGATGTCCAGGAGGGCACTCTGCGTGTATCGAAGGGAAAAGTTCAGATGGCGCACCCGGTTCGGACGCTGGGTGAACCGCATGACGGTGGCTTCCATCGTTCAGGAGCTCGGCCGCGACCCCAACACGGCCGTCACCCCTGGAGCCGTGTACTCGTGGCTCGCAGGCACTACCCCCCGCCCCGACCGTGCCCGGGCGCTATCCTCGATTTCCTCGGGCAGGCTTAGCATCAGCGCCATCTACCAGCATCGAAGCGAGATGGAACGCCTCGCGTCCCAAGAGAGGAGCGGCCGTGCAGATCAACGTCGAAATCGATAACACCCAGCTGCTGCTGAAGCTACGGAACGGGGAGAAGCGGCTGGCCTACGCGACCGTCAACGCGATCAGGGCCACTGTGCTGCGCGTTCAGCAGGCCGAGTTCCAGAGCGTCCGTGAGAGATTCAACATCCGCAACGAGCGCTTTTTCTTCGGCGCTCCTGGCCGGCCCGGTGGGGTCGCGGCTCGCATCAAGCCGTTCCCTTCCGTTAAGCAGCAGCGCCCCTTTGCAGAAGTCTTTGTGGCACAGGCTGCGGACATGAAGAGCCAGCGCCGTCTCCTGCTCTCCATCTTCGAGCGCGGGGGCACCAAGACGCCGCGGCAGGGTTCGCCTACCTTCGCAATCCCGCTCACGGGCAGGGCGAGGCCCTCAATGGGTGAGCCAGTGTCACGCGAGTACACCTTCGCCGGCATGGGTCTGAAGGCCTTCCATGCTGGCAAGCGCCTCACCCGCGAGCGCCGCAAGGGCAACAAGACGCGGAAGGTAGGCATCGGGCTCTTCGACGAGTTCGGCAGAGTCGGCCTGCCCGACTCAGGAGGTGGGATCCAGTGGAAGGGCCGCAGCCGCACCTTCCTCCTCACGAGCTCGGCACGCGCCCCTCTCGGCGGCGTCTTCCGCCGCACTGGCCCCAAGGACAGCGACGTCGAGATGCTCTACAAGTTTGCCAAGAGCGCGCCCATCGACAGCCGCCTCGAGTTCGTGCCCGTGGCTCAGGCAACCGCGCGTGCCTGGTTCAGAGAGGAGATGGAGAGGGAGGTCATCAAGGCGATCGAGTTCTCGAGGGGGCAAGGCCTGTGACCCGGGCAGCTCAAGTCCATCAGGATGCGTATCACAGCGCTCCCCAGCGCGTGGTATCCGGCGCCACGGGTCCTTACCGCACAGACCCATCGGGTGACGGCAACCTCGGTCTTCCTCTAGCGTCTCTGCCGCAAGACAAGTTGTCGCAATGGGTTGTCTCTACCGTCCGGATAATCTAGGAACAAAATGCCCCCCCTTCTGAGCATCCGGGCCTACGCCCGGCACCGCGGCGTCTCCCAGACCGCGGTGCAGAAGGCGATCGCGGACGGCAGGATCACCAGGCGGAAGGACGGGAAGATCGACTCCGCTCGGGCTGACAAACAGTGGGCAGAGCGGACCGACCATTCGAAGCCGCTGAACTCCGTCACTGGGGATCCCAAGTTGCGCCGGAAACCAGGCGCACCTTCCACGCCGATGGGGGCGACCCGGCCCCGGCGGGCGGCGTCGGCGACGACAGAGGACGAGTCTCCCACCGGCAACGGTCACGACCCGGAGCCCCTCAGCTCGTACGCGAAGGCGCGCGGGGAGCGGGAGAAGTTCCTGGCCAAGATGGCCAGGCTCAACTATGAGCGGGAAGCCGGCTTGGTCATCGCGGGCGAGGCGCTCGCCGGCGACATCTACGAGGCCAGCCGCGCCGCGCGCGACGCCTTCAACACCCTGCCGGCCCGCCTGGCCTCCGCCATGGCGGCGACTACCGAGGAGGCCCAGTGCCACGACATCCTCGAGGACGCGATACGCGAAGTCCTGAACCAGCTGAGCTCAGCCTTATCGAAGACGATCCGGAGCGAGAAGAGCAGCGCCGTCGCGGGCGATGGATCGTCTTCGACGCCGCCGCCCGCGGCTTCGCGCCGGACCCGGTCCTCACGGTCAGCCAGTGGGCGGATGAGCACCGCGTCCTGAGTTCGATGACCTCGAGCGAGCCGGGGCCCTGGCGCACCTCGAGGACGCCCTACCTCCGGGAGCCGATGGACTGCATGTCGGCTCACAACCGTGCTCGGCGCGTAGTCTTCATGGCCGGGAGCCAAGTTGGGAAGACCGAGTCGCTCAACAACACGATGGGCTACATCATCCATCATGTGCCCGGGCCGATCCTCTTTGTGGAGCCCACCGTCGAGCTCGCCCGCGCGGAGAGCAAGCAACGCCTCTCTCCGATGATCGCCGAGACGCCGGCGCTGCGCGCACTGGTGAAGGAGGCGCGGTCACGGGACTCGGGAAACACGACCCTGATGAAGGAGTTTCCTGGCGGGATCCTGGCCATCACGGGGGCTAATTCCGCCAAGGGCTTGTCCCGCATGCCGGCGCGCTATCTCTTCCTCGACGAGGTCGACCGCTACCCCGGCAACGTCGACGAGGAAGGGGATCCGGTCTCCCTCGCCGAGAAACGCACCGCCACCTTTCCGCGGCGCAAGATCATGATGACCTCCACGCCTACGGTTAAAGGAGTCTCGCGCATCGAGAAGGAATTCCTGGCCTCGGACCAACGGCGCTACTTCGTGGCCTGCCCCCACTGTGGCCACTTCGACTGGATCCGCTGGGAGAACATCCGATGGGAAGAGGCGCGCCCGGAGACGGCGAAGCTGGCCTGCGTCGCGTGCGAGCGCCTCATCGATGAGCGGTACAAGGCTCTCATGCTGGCCGGCGGAGAATGGCGCCCCACCGCGAAGAGCACGGGCCGGACAGTCGGGTTCCACCTCTCCGCCCTCTACTCACCGCTCGGGTGGAAGTCCTGGTCGGAGTGTGTGTCCGAGTTCCTCGAGGCGAAGGAGGATCCGTTCCGTCTGCAGGCCTGGGTGAATACCGTCCTCGGCGAGACCTGGGAGGAGCGCGGCGACTCCCTCGATGCCGACAGTCTAGTCGGCCGGCTCGAAAGCTACGTCGCCGAGGTTCCCGCCGGCGTCGGGATCCTCGTCGCTGCAGTCGACGTCCAGGGCGATCGCCTCGAAGCCCAGGTGAAGGGGTACGGCGCCGGGGAGGAGTCCTGGCTGATCGCTTTCCACCAGGTGCACGGGGATCCGGTTCACGAGTCCACCTGGCTCGAGCTCGACAAGTTCCTCACCCAGGAGTTCGTGCATGAGAGCGGCAGGAAGGTGAAGGTCTCCTGCGTCACGGTCGACTCCGGTGGCCACCACACCGAGGAGGTCTACAAGTTCTGCCGCGCCCGGCTCCACCGCCGCGTCTTCGCGGTGCGCGGCGGGAACGAGAAGGGGAAGCCGGTCGTGCCCAAGCGGCCGACCACCCACAATCGCTACCACGCGAAGCTCTTCACCCTCTGCGTCGACACCGCCAAGGACATCATCTTGTCGCGCCTGCGGATCCGCACGAAGGGGCCCGGCTACTGTCACCTCCCGGACTGGGTGGACGTCGAGTATCTCGAGCAGCTCACCGCCGAGAAGGCGATCTGGAAGTGGCTGAGGAACCGGGGCCGGGTGCGGGAGTGGATCAAGTTGCGGGAGCGCAATGAGGCGCTCGACCTCGAGGTGTACTGTCTGGCGGCACTCCACATCCTGGGGCAGCCAGTGATCCGGTCCCTCCCGGAGAGGGCGGCTCGACTCACACCGGAAGGCCAACCGACCGGAGAGGTGGCGGGAGAGCCTCATCAGGCTCGCCGGATGGGGCGGGCTCGGCGGCGGGGCTGGGTCCGGGGCTGGGAATCCTGAGGGCGAGACGCAACCCATTGCAGTTTATGCCATTATGATCCCATGAGATCTCGCGCGCGGGTTTCCCGACCCGTCGCCGGATGTCGGGAGCAAACCGGAGGCTTAGGGGGTATACCCCTTGCAAGGATGGGTGCATCGCATTATCTTCCCACCCATCTTCAAGTTCGCGAACCGGCGCTCAAGGGGGGGGATAAAGTGCCGAAGGATTCAATTGAGTTCCTCGAAGACAATCTGACAATCGCCGCTCGGGAGTCGCGAATGAAGCACTCATGGCCCCACCAGGCCTGTTCCCATTATCCCCCGCATCCGAGGCGCTTCCTCTTCAGCAGTTCCGGGATGTGTTCTCGGTCGGTGGAGTCGGAGAGGAGTTTGCGCTCTCAGACTTCGCTATTCCTGAATGGTGTGAAGTACGTCGATGAACTTCGGGCGCAGGCGAAGCTGTCCGAGCAGGATCTGCAGACACTCTTGAAGTATCTGTGCGCTGCCTACCTGACCGGAATCATTCCGGCCGTGCTAGAGAATACGCTTGATCGGCACGTGCGGAACTTGGGGCGTCCCAGCGGCCTCGGGGAGTTCATCTATCCGTTCGCAGAGTGAGGGGAGGGGAGAATGGTCTCATCTCACGGCCAGCGCCCGGAATCCGGTCCAGAGAACCCAGGTGACGTCTCCAGCCCCTTAGCCCCAGGGTTCCCCGCGCCGCCCGAGCAGGCGAGCAAGGTAGACCCCTCCGCGTTGGAACTGCCAGAGGTCCTGCGGAAGCTTCCCCCCGAGCAACGGGAAGTCATCGAATCTACCGTCCACTCCCTCATCTATTCTGGTCCAGCGGCCAACCCGATCGCCAGCAAGCTCACCTCTGAACACGTGACCCAGATCATTGGCTTCATCGGAAAGCAGACGGACAAGGAATGCGAGGAGCGCCGCGAGGTCCGGAAGTACAACTTCTTCGGCTACTTCTTGGTTGGCCTAGTCGCTCTCTTGCTTGTCCTCTGGTATGCGGTGCGGACGAATCAGAGAGAACTCCTCATCGGGGTCGCCATCGCGTTGATGTCGTTCATTGGTGGCTACGGGATTGGCATGTCACGTCGAGGCCGAGAGGGGTAAGCAAACTTCGAGGGTTCGTTGGGGGCACTGTCAGCCTTCTCGCCTCCTGTCCTTCTCCCGCTTCCAGCAAATAGGGTGCGAATTTGCGAGCGTTAGGCCCTCGACCTCGAGGTGTACTGTCTGGCAGCCATCCACATCCTGGGGCAGCCGCTCATCCGATCCCTGCCGGAGCGAGCCGCGCGCCTCTCGAGTCAAAGTGAAGAAAGATCTCTAACCCGGGAGACAAGTACTCGCCCCGAGACCGTCTCGCGGGTGAGGAGGCGCCCCAGTGGGTGGGTCCAAAAATGGGATAAGTAGGGCATTCCCATCACCATACAGCGCCTGTACTCGAATCGTAAGCGGGTTACCCCGTCTAGCGGGACCCCTCATGGCTTTCTTGTTTAGGGTGGGACGCTCAGTGCCGATTGGAGTATAGTAATCGGTCCCCCAGCGAGGCGTGAATACCGTGGCTAAGCCGAATCCCAGAAAACCAGTTGTTGTCGCGGTCGTGGTCTGTGACCGCGCAATCCGTGAACAAGAAACCAACAAATGGTCCCTTATAGGGATCTTCAGCAAGATCGGGGTCAACTCCGTTCCAGCCCTCCATATGGGAATGGCCATCTATCTGGCCATTACGAACCTGCAAGAGCAGACTCGTCTCAAACTGGAGATCGCTCCCGTGAACGAGGGGGGCGAGAAGTTGGTGATTGAGGGGGAGATTCATGCGAAGAGCCCCTTGGTTGTAGCCGAAATGGTCTTTAGGTTCCCCCAGTTTCCCGTCACGACCCTGGGACAACACCGAATTGACGTCCTTTGGCAAGGTGAGTCCATAGGGAGCACCAAATTCGACGTGGAGAAGAGCAAGCCATGACTAACAAAGCCGCAGAGACGTTCTCTCCCGAAGGGCCCGACTATGGACAGTTGACTGATCGGATCTTGGCTAGGAAGGATCTTGCAGGGGACGCTGGTCGCACCAATCCGTCGTGCGATGAACCCATGGTGAAGGTCATTCCGTGGTTCGAGATTCATATGTCAGAGAGGCTGAGGGACGAGATCACGCGGAAGTTCGAGGCGGGAATCGCTGCAACTCAGGATGCCGAATCCTTTGAAGGGTTGTTGGAAGAGATCGTAGAAGCCCGGGCCGAGTCTTCGCCCGGAGTCGAATGGCGGAGTCTCAGGAAACATTGAACCGTGTATGAGGTCAGGCTCCAGAAGAAGGCCCTGAAGTACTACGAGGCCTTGAAAGGCAAGGATCTGGAGTTGGTTGAGGACGCGCTTAAGGATCTGGAGCGCGATCCAACTTGGCACAACCCTCATGTCGCACCTCTGTACGGGAAGTTCGAGGGACTCTATAGATATCGAAAGGGTGACCACCGGATCTTCTTCGACTGTGATGCCGGGGCAAGGATCGTCGACGTCCTGGCCATTCGCTACCGCCGCGACGCCTACCGGTAGTCCGTAAGTGAGTAGTCAACATCTGAAGTAGGGGCTCAGACTGCGATGGATAGAGCGATCGCTCAATGAGCCTTACAGTTCCCTGTAGTCAGCCACGGAGGCCTGCAGACGCCGTTGCGCTTCGACGGTCCCGGTCGTCCGATTGACCAGGGAGTGGAGGTTGGGAAGCCGGTACAGCATAGGCCCATGCTCGCCGAAGCGCCAGCTCACCGCGAGGCGGCGCTCGCCGAAGTCCAGGATCATCGACTCAGCGAAGGCCCGCAGGATGAGTCGACGCTGGGGGGTGGGGGCCTCTGGGAAGGCCCGCAGCTGCGCGAGCAAGGTTCGCCAGGGCAGGACAGCCGAGTTCGCCCTGGCGCGCGCCTCCCGGTCCTTCTCCGCTTCCAGGAGGGCCGTCTGGGCATCGATCTCTCGGAGCCGGTCTCGGATGTCAGAATGGGCCACGACTCCCTCCTCCAAGGCATCCAGGAGCCTGTGGCGCCGCAGGGCCAGCGATCGGAGGGCCTCCTCCGACGCGATGGTGCGGCCCCCCTCGGGATCGGGGCTCTGGCGGGCCAGGAGAGCGTCGTAGCCCGTCCGCAGGAGGGTCCGATCGGAGACTAAGCGCTCCCAGGCATCGAGGACCAGGATCTCGGCCGCCCACCCCGCGATGCTCCCGGGCGCAGCACAGGGGCCGAGCCTCCGCTGCCAGACCTTGCAGA